AAAGACTTGGAAAGACGCGGTTAAGGCGTACTGCTATGTCATGCCCGACGAAATACCGCACTTACTTAATGGTGAGCCTATCCCTGCCCCAACTGCCGACTTGATTAAGAACCCTACAGAACATCTCTCAGTGAGCATCATGCGTGTAAAGGTGCAACGTGCTGCGGTTGCCCGTTCCCGTTTGTTGATCGCTGCCGGTTGGCAGTTGTCTTTCAGTATGCAGATACAAGATGACCAATTGCGCCCTGATGTTGTGCAATCGGTTCTTGAGGAGGCAGGCCGCGCGGTTGGTATCGGTGATTATCGCCCCCGTTACGGTCGCTTTCTTGTGACTAATTTCGAGGTCGTGTCATGAAAAAACCTTATCTGCAAGCACATGGGGAACAATGGGATAAGGCACGCATGAGGGCATTAGTCCGTGATGATTTCACCTGCCAAGCGCACAAACTCGGCTTATGTAACGAGCCGTGTAAAGAGAACCGATTGCGAAAGTTGCACGTTCACCACAAGCAAGAACGACAGCACGGAGGTAATCACGACTTAGATAACCTGATTACCCTATGTAGGACACATCACATTCTGATTCACCCGCATATGCGGTATGATTTATCTATCACAGATAAAACTCTTGATCCTCCACCGGATAGAGAGTTGTGATACACCTTTAAGGTGAGGTAGGGCATGGTCAGTTAGGGTAAGGATGGGTCAGGTTTGGTATGGTTTGTTAAGGCAGGGAGCAAGGGTAGACAACTACCCTTCAATTCCGCACTTGTGCGGAAAAGTCTGCGGCATGGCTCGGTGAGGTGCGGTCTGCTAAGGTGGGGCATGTTCCGTTTGGGTGCGGTCGGGCTTGTTAAGGTAGGGAGCAATGGCGGTTTATCCGCCATTCAATTCCGCCAATTGGCGGAAAAGCCTGAGGCTTGGTTAGGTACGGTCAGGTAGGGTATGGTAAGCCGGGGCACGGTCGGGCGAGGATCGGTATGGCAAGGATTGTTAAGGTAAGGAGTGGAGGCGATTAATCGCCTCCCAATCTCGCACTTGTGCGAGAACTATGTGGCACGGTGCGGCGAGGCTCGGTATGGTGAGGCAGGGTATGATAAGGTCGGTTCGGGTTAGTTTGGGTAAGGTTAGGCAGGGAGTAACGGCGCTCAATTAGAGCGCCGTTCTATTTCACCGACAAATACTCAACGCCGATTCATTCGTTCGAGAACATCCGCCGTGACATTACGTGCTACCCGTGTCATGGTCTTTTCGATGGTCGCAGGATCAGCACCAACCACCGTTACGGGAATAGACACGTTCACGGCGCTGTTAGACGTGCTTCCGCCCCCTGCCCCGGCAAATAGTGGCGTCCTCGTCGGGAAGCCACCGACACGCAAGCCGGAGCCGCGTAGGTTCGGCGTGGGTGTTGCCGATGTGCCACCGCCGCCCGCGTTTGGAACGCCGCCCACAGGGTCAAAGATACCGGCTAGGATTCGCTTGGCTTGTGCTGCCCCTGCCTCTAGTACCGCGTTCTTGCCGTTTTCGCCCGCAATAATGGCGTTAAGTTCGTTCTGAATACCTGCCTGACGTGCGGCAATTTCGGCGGCGTATTTCTGCTGAATCGCGGCGTATTCACGGTTATAGGCTGTGATCGCTGTGGCAAGTTGCTTTTGCTTCTCTTTTTCGATAGTCTTAAGTTGTGCGAGTTCTGCGGCTTTAGCGTCGTCAAGGTCTTGTTGATACTTGATGAGTTTTTGCTGACGCTCAAAAATAAAGGCCGCTTGCTGGTCGCTGGTCGCATCCTGAAAGGCTTGCAAACGGTCCGCGCGGGCGCGTTGGGCTTCAACGTTCACTTGTGCAACGGCTTGCTGAGTCTGCCGACGCGAGGCCGCTAACTGAGCGAAATTTCTTGAGAGGCCGAGTTCAAACTCATCATCACTCGCTTTTTTCTGGATGTCCGCAATCTTATCCCTAACCTTTTGCTCCTCTTGCACCTCGTTACGGTTAAACTTAATTTGCGCCTGTAAAGCGTCAAATTGAGCTTTTGCCGTCTGACTGTCGAGGGAGCGTGTTAGGTTAAGGCGTAGTCCCTGTTCTTTGGCTTCTAACGCGGTAAGCGCTTTTTCTACATCGTCCTGCGCTTTTTCAGCAATGGATACTTGCTTATCAGTTAGCTTTGTCCAGAGGTCAATTTCGCTCTGTGACTTCTTTTCATTCAGGCTTGCTATATCGTCGTTGAACTTCTGGACAGCTTTAGACTCATCCTCTTTTTGCTTTTTAAGGATGTCGTTCGCGTCGTTCAATTTCACCGCTGCCTCTACTGCTGCTGTAGAAATAGCGGCAAGGGTGCGCGTGGCGTCTTTATAAATGCCGTCTTGCTGCTTAAAGGCATCAATAAACGGCTTTTGCGCCTCAACATTATCCTTGTAGCGGTCAATATTGGCCTGTAATGCCGTTTTTTGTGTTTCGGCGTTGAGGATAGTAGCCGCTAGCGCTGCTTTCTTTGAGTCGAGGTCTTTTTGTGATCCACTGGTAATCAGTTGATTAACCTGCGTTTGAGCATCGGCATAAGACGAAATAGCGCCAATAATGTTATCGCTAATCGCCTCTTTTAATTTCTTCGTGGCCTCCGCTGCTGTATTGACCGCTACAGTTTGGTCGTCTAATAAGCCAGTATATAAGCCGAGTTCTTTATTAGCCTTTTTAAGCGCTTCGTTGGCTGTATCGTAGGCTATACGCGCGTCGCGTACATCCTTGAAATTAGACGCCCCCAGCGCCCCGGCCACTTCCGTGATGCCGATGAGAACGCCGCCGAGAGCATCCCCCGACTTTTGTTTAATGATGTCGTAGCCCTGAGCGACGAATTGCAGATCATCAACCCGCGCTTGTGCTATCTTCTGGTCAAGAGTCTTCTGTTCTATGAGTGCCTTAATGCTCTCACGAGTGCCGGTGATTCTGGCTTCATAGTAGGCTTTGTCTAGCGCTGTAATCTCACGTATGCCGCTGGTCACATCCGGCACATTTTTAGCAATAATTGCCACGCCTGCGGTTAATGCCGCGATTGCAGCTATAGCAGGATACGCAGCGGGAGGAATTCCTTCAATCAGACGAATAATATTAGCAATGCTGTCAGTACCGACACCAGCTATTTGCTGAGACGGCAAACTTCTGAGTTTTGCCCCAAAACTCGCCTTACGCCCGCCCCCGCCGGTATCAAATAACTCTTTGTCGGAGAATGTTGGGAAGTCGGCTGCATCCCCTTTAACCCCGACAATCTCAGCACGTAACGCGGCAAGGTCTGCCTGAGCCGCTTTGACACGGACAGAAAAGGCGTCAAAGTCATTGTTGAGTTTTTGAACACCGACAGAGCCGCCCGTAACATCTAACTGTTTAGCGGCTGTAACCACCTTTTGAAGCTCAGACGACAAGGTACGTGCGCCAGATATGACGTTATCTGCGCTTTTTTTATCGTAAGTATATCCAATTATCGTGCGTATTCCGCCGGTATTTTCAGCCAAAGGATTGCCCAACGTGTAATAGATTTAATCAGCGTAATTATAGAACAATTGTTCCATTAGGTCAAATTGTGCTAAAAATGGGGTTATTATTGATATTAAGCAATCAATCAGTGAGGGGTTAATGATGTCTAAACGAACACGGGATGTTATGCTTTTAGTCGTGCTGGCTGTGGTGTTAATTGGCGCGGTTCTGATCGTGAACAATAGCACACAAAACACTACAGCAGGTGTTAGGGATATTGTGAACCGTGACGATGATTACTATAAGGTGATTGTGATCCAGACCATGACCGCAGAGGCAGCGCTAACCCCTACCCCGTAGCCGAGAAAATGTGCTATAATAGTCTGTGACGGTCTAGCTCGACGGAGTGAAAAGCGGCGTTATTCACCGCCTGATCGTCACCTTACATGAATAAATATAGCGAGGAATAAACGCTATGGCTAAAGTAGAGCGAACCTGTTTACAGTGTGGTAAATTGTTTTATATCCCCCCTTCTAGTGTCAAGGAAGGGGCTGGTAAATACTGCTCAAGAGCATGTCGTGCCGCAAGTCGAGTAACTAGTGTTGAAATAGTATGTAAGTGTTGCGGCAAATACTTTAAAGCACGTCAATCAAGAATAAACGCGGGCCAGAAATATTGCTCTAACGAATGTAGAAAAATTGGCCGAAAAACTAGCCAATCTTGTGTTTGTGAACAGTGCGGCGACTCGTATGAAGCATACCCGTATCAAATACTAAATGGTACGAGGTATTGCAGTCTTAAGTGCCGCAATATAGCTTTTAAAAAGGATGTAATTAATTGTCAATGTGATTACTGCGGCAACTCAATGCAGCGCTTGCCTTCAAGTATGCATAAATATAATTACTGTAGTTCTAAATGCCAAGCGCTAGGGTCTAGAAAACGAATCGATTGCACATGTAAACACTGTGGGGGAAATTTCCAGGTAACACCATCGAGGATTAAATTTGGGGGCGGTAAGTTTTGCAGTGCTGAGTGCGTGCATAAGAGCCAGCAAAAGCGGCTAAATTTTACTTGCGAAAACTGCAACAAAGATTTTTTAATCACGCCTTCAATGAAACAAAGTTGGTCAGGACGCTATTGCAGTAATGAGTGTCGCTACGACGCTAACCATACGCACGTCACACGTTGCTGTGGAGTTTGCGGCACAGAGTTTGATACAGTTGCGTCAGTTGTGAAAAACGGTAACGGTAAATATTGTTCGCGTAAATGTTCAGATGTTGCAATGCGAAGAACTAAAGAAGATTTTACATGCCTGACATGCGGAAAGGTTTTCAAGGCTTACCCGAATCGCTCAAAAAGCAATCCGCCACTTTATTGCAGTACAACGTGCTTCGGTATTTCGCATAAAGGTAGTGGACATGTTTTATGGCGAGGTGGCAAAAAACACTATCGAGGAGCTAATTGGCCGAATCAGCGCGAGCTTGCGTATTATCGAGATAATGGGGTTTGTCAACATTGCGGAGCGAAGCATAGCAAAAATAATAAGAAGAATTCAGTTCATCACATTCGCCCATTTCGATACTTCAATACGTACATAGAGGCAAATGATTTATCGAATCTAATCACGCTTTGCAATACTTGTCATCCAAAAGCCGAGTGGGGCAAAATCACACTACAACCTAAATTACTCTAATCAAAAAGAGGGCTTAAGCCCTCCCCTATTCCTCAATCGGCACTTCAAGCATGGCCCGCATATCAGCAGGTAGTTTCGCGTAATCCTGATAGTATCGGATTAATTGCAACATGCTCAGCACGTCGCTTTCCCATTCAGGATCGATCTCTGCTATATGACTGAGTGGTCGTATATCGCTGTCGTGGGTAACTAACATGCGCTGTGCTTCATGTAGTGCTAAAGTGGGGCTATTCTCCCAACGCATACGAGGCGCGGTTAGTTTGAGGGTGTCCGAATCGTTGTTACTTTGTTCGGCTATATCCCGCGCCTTAGCTATGACATCATTTAAGAGGGATTGACGACGCTTTTTTTTTCAACGCCGTCCGGCATAGATTCGAGTATCTCATCGTCGGGCGCGTCCGGTCGGAGTTCTGCCGGTGCCTTTAGCTGCTCATCGATGTTTAACGCCGCTATCCATTCATCATGGATTATGATGTCGGGAAGATCCAGAAAGGCATTCCACACAACGCGATAATTGGCATTGCCCCGTGCAATTTCCCAAAAGTTAGCCAACGCCGTGATATTAGGGTCTGACTCCTCAATATCAGTGATAACGCCCCGCGTTCGTGACATGATAAATATCACATTGGCAAACAGATTAAAGGTATCCCCCGTAAAGTGTTTGCACTCCGGTACAGCGGCTATAAACCCTTGCTGTATAACCACGCTCCGCAATGTGGGGCCGGTCACATCGAATATCACCCGCCCGCCGAATGCTTTACGCTCCATCGGCTGCCCCCTTTTTACCCTTTGGCGCGGGCGCGTGGGGTTTAAGCGACTCGACTAACTCCCACTGCGTAAACCCGCTAGGAATGACTACAAACTCTGTAGCCGTGACTTGCACCCGCGTAGCAGGTATGGTGTATGGCCCGCCGGTTATGTCGGTGGCAGGCCATTCGATAACCGCGCCGTTCTCGTCTAGTGTACCGAGTATAGCTATCATATTACACCGTCAACGCTGCTAAGACGGTCGGGGTAACAGGATACCAGACTACCCACACATCAGCCGCGCTTCCTGCCGATGCTATGGTCACAAGACCACTGCTTGTATTAATGCTGGTCGGTGCCGTGTTGGTGCTGTTTTTCGTCACCCAGTTGTCAGTATTGCCGGTTGTAACGGTCGATTTCTTCGGCAAGGCGGTCAGTGTAAATGTGGTTGTGGTGCCATCGGCTATCCATGTATCGAGCATGTAGGGATAGAGCGAGGACAGCGTAAACTCAAATTCGTTGTAACCGTACCAGTTTTGGGTAGCGCCCATAGCCTTGCCGGTTGGGAATTTGGTTGTAGTCGTGGGCGCAATCGTGAGCGTGATGTTATTTGGGTTCTTCTGGTTGCCTTCGAGCTGCTGTATATCCGGCGTCACTTTTGTGATGGTGCAAGACGGATAGACGACGTGTAGATACTTAGTTGCACCGCCTGGTACATCGATTTTCGTTATCCCGACGAATCCCACCGTATTGGGCGAGGGATTCATGTTGTTAGGGCTGCTGATTTCAGCGTTTACGAGGGATGTCGTATCGATGCTACCGCCCATAATCATCGTGTCCAGTACGTTATCCCACCGCGTCACTTCGAGAGTAGCCGTGTTGATGCTATCTACACCGGCTTGCTTCTTGCCCTCTGGCACGCCGCCCCCGCGCCATTCAATAGAGGTGCGCTGGGCTTTGGCGGTCGTCAGTTTCACTGGCCCCTTGATGAATAACGCGGGCGATAGCGTAGGGCCAACGCCCAACGCATCAGGGTCAAGCTGTCCGACTGCCCTACCACTAGAGTCTACGCGGTAGATATAAGCAAAGTTTAAGTCATATGGATGTCCGTTTAGGCTCATGTCCTGCTCCTCCTGGTAGCAACGTCTACCATGATTGGCAGCGCTGCATATCGTTTCGTTGATCGTTGGTACTCTTTAACGCCGTCGTCCTTGATGCTGATTCCTTGCACGCCGGATAAACCGTTATCCGTGTCCTCTAGCTCAAGTTGTGGGTGCTGTCTCAAGTACCATATGATATTGTCTAGGTACGCTTCGGCGGCTTCGTCTGCGTCCTCTTTTGTGGCGGATAGGTCGTCAATGTATTCGCCTGTGACTACCCATATCAACCACCGTCGTGACGTAAACTGCTCATTTGCCGCTACGTTCTCATGTTCTGCTCTGCCTGCCCTTCCGACGAAGTAGCCGGGAATCTGCGAATCTTCTAGCGGGTCATTGGGATCTGCGTATCGATCCAGTTTACTGACAATCCCCGGCGCGGCGTCCATCAGCGCTTCTAACCGTTCGCGTACTTCGGTCGTGGTTGCCATCAGCCGCCGCCTGAGTTCACAGTGAACCAATCGTCAATAATGCCGTTGCGTAAGGTTGTAACCTCCGGCTCCAGCGCTTTGTCCTCTTGCGCCCATCCGGTTAGGTAGTGTGATGGTACTTGTCTATCCCCGTACACATACTTAAAGGCGTTGGCAGGGTTCAAAAAGTCAAACTGTCCACCGTTCTCCTGTGGCGTAAATACCACTTCGTTCCCGGCTTCGAGCTGCCCCGTGCGCTGATAACGCCCGCCGCCGCTGCCCTTCGGTACTTTGTTGGCAAAATACCACCGTCTAGCGCGTGCCTGTGCTGCCGGGTCGTTGCTCCAGATGAACGATAAGGCGGGCAAATCCTCCGGCGCTGCGAGAAGTATCCTTACACGCCGTGTCGATTGAAAGGCGCGTAAGGCTTGCAACTTCTGCATCTTGACCGGCGCAGCCTCTACTAACTGATTAAGATCAATCAATGGTGTAAGGTCTACGCTTGCCCGTGTGTTCACAAGTGGCATTATTCGCCGCCTAGTTCCGCTAACATATCCGCTTCGGTGTAGTCTATGCGGAGGTCGAGCGTTCCCGTACTCATAGAGCCTACGCCGTTTATACCTGCCTGCCCTTGCCAGCGTTCTAGCTGTCTCTCAATGCGGTCGAATATGACGTTGCGTGATTCGCTTTCCACTTCGCCCCGCACATCGATCACCTTGAGATATAACCCCCACAACTGCTCAAGCATATCCACGACCGTTAACGCCTTAATGATGTTGGTATCATCATCCAGGGCCGCCGCGCGGTCGTAAGACTCCTGGATCATCGTGTCGGTTAATTCTCCGGTGTTTACGCCGGTCAACCGCCGATAGTAGAGGTATTGACTCGCAGTGAGTGTCATTTACGCTTAGCCTTTGGCGCGGGCTTAGGTGCCTGCTTGATAGGCGCATCCTCCACATTAACCGCCGCTGCAAACGCCTCAAGCCGTTCATAGTTTGTAGTGGTGACTGTGCTAGTTATGTCCGTGTTGGGTTCCGTCCACACTGACGACAGGCTAACAGGCTCTGTAGCAGACTTCTCTTGCTGACACTCCAAGTACTCAGCAATCGCTTGCAACTGCTTAGCATGGAGTAGTGTGGCGTCGTTACCCTGTCGAGGCATTTCAAAGCCCGGTAACGCGGCCTCTATCCGTTCAAGTGCGTCATTCCGCATCATGCCGATTGCGCTTTTTGCTGCCATAATCTACGCCTCCTATGCGACGGTGCCGCCGATGTTGGTTACTACCCACCAATCACCATTTCGCGCCACGAGTACAACCGTGTTACCTTTGGCCGCGCTAAATGTGACGGTGCCGGAACTCGCCTTGCCATTAAACCCACGTACGCCGCTGGTAATGACGTGAGCGAACGCCGTTTCGGAGTAGATTCGCACTAGATAACCGTCGTGTGTGGTTGCTGTAGGTGCTGCTATGGTAATAGCCGCCGCGCTGCCCTTCGTGAGTGCGGTCGTACCTGGGGCCACTGCTACCGCGCCGTCACCACTGATAACGGTTACGCTGTCTTGCTGCCCGCCTATGTGCGTTCCGGTTACATTGCCGGTTACGTTACCGATAAACCCGCCAATTGTGGCCGTGATTTGCTCAGTAATGATGTTGCTAAATCTGTCTACAAGCGACATGTTGTTATCCTTCAGAGGGGCATTTCTGCCCCGTTAGGCGCTAGTTAGGCGTAAGCGGTCGGGATAGTGTAGGAAGTACTTGCAACGAACTTGAGAACGGTGCCGTTCAAACGGTTGCCTACGCCCATTCCAAACCGGTTACGGTAGTGAATTGCCTCCAGTGGGAAAGCGGTTTCATGCGCCACGATATTCAACCCACGAGGCAGACCAGTAGCCGCAGGATCGACACGCCGTTTGAGGGGTGCAGCTGCTTCCAGATGTAAGCCTACGCAGTAATCGGCAGGGATCCAGCGCCATTCCACTACCCACACGCCCGAACCGCGTCCGATAATGCGCCCCGGCACGTTGGGCAGGTTAATCGGCACGCTGACCGAATCGCCCGCCCTAACATCACGGTCAACCACTTCATAGAAGTCGCTCAGGGCTTTAATCTTGGCAGTTTGCGCGTTATTGATGAATACACAAACCTCCTCGCCGCCGGTGCCTGCCCCGAAATGTTCTTCAATCTCATCACGGATGGTCGCCAGTGGGTTGTTTGTGTCGCTAATCGCGCTTGATAGGTAGTTCGTGCCGTAGTGATGCGTATCGTCAGCTTCTGCTTCTGTACCGAGAACGGGCGGGTACAGCGTGCCGTCACCGTTGGCAAGGCATTGAATAGTCAAATCGCCCTTAAGCGGGTCCGAGAATGTACGGCTGACGTTCTGGAAGATCGCCCGTAACATCTCATAGCGCACAGTGTTGACGTTAGCGGCTTGTACGCCGTCTAAATGGCGCTGAAACTCATCTAATGTCATGTAGGCCAGCGCTACATCGTCACCGGCGATTTGTTTGCCAAAATCTTCTAATGGATAGGCAACATCCCATGAGCCAGAGGCCTTCGCCGCGCTGCTCTGAGACTGCCCACCGCGCTTATCCAGACGGCCACCGCCGGGGAGCTTATAGCGCTCTTTGTAGCCTTCGGTTTCACCCTCAACAAACACCTGAAAGGCTTTGTCTGTGTCGGCGCTGATCTTCTCGACATACATACGGGCGGCGTCAAAGATGGTGCTTTGGCCTATCGTATTCACGTATAGGTTGTCTGTATCTTGCAGACCTAAAATACCTGCTATTCCAGTCATGTTGTTATGTCTCCTCTATTCCTAATTAGGTGCTAACGATGCGCCAGGGTGCTTCGATGTACAGCACTTTGGTGAGGTTGCCATTATCGGAAATGGACACAACACGACCGCATATAATCGAACTCGCTCCGGCTGCATCCGCGAACGCCCCGGCGGTATTGCTACCATAAACGGGCGCGAAATAGGCGAGTGAAGTGATGGTATATCCATAGACATGACCACGCTTCAACACGTCAACCGCCTGCCCCGCCGCTGCTTTGTTGAGCGCAATGCCCAAAAATTGCAGTGTGCCGGAGCCGTTTGAGTCGTATAGATCGACCTTGCCGGTAGACGTGAGATAGAGCGCTTGACCGGCTGTAATGGCCGCCGCCGCTACGAACGAATACACCTCATCTGATTGCGGAAATACCCGCCCGATACTCGCAGCCGTTAGGGCTATGTCTGCCATACTGAGACTCCTTTATGCCTGTACTTTACGTTTCAACTCTACGCGGTCGCTTTGACCGGATGTTCTCGCGTTGTTGTTGCTGGGGCTACCCGGTGTAATCCCAACGAAATACTCTTTGTGTTCTTTCTTGGCGGCGTCAATGAGTTTGTTTACCGCTGCCTTATCTACCGAACCATCAGCTTTTAATGTGGCCTTGAGTTCGTCGGCCTGCATCACGCTAATGAGTGCCATCACCTTGACGGGATTGCTACACCGTGCCGTTGTAAGCGCTGATTTAATCTCATCGTTACGCCGGTCTAAGGCGCGTTCTTGCTCCATAGCCGCGCGTGCTGCTTTGGCGTCCTCGGCTTCTTTTTGCGCCTCGGATAACTTCTGCTCTAGCAACTGCTCTTTTGACATTGCGGCTTCATCAGCGGTTTTTTTGTCCGCTAAGAGCTTTTTGAGGACATCAGGGCTATCTACCCCTACGTCCTTTAATAACGCGCTAATGGCCGCGTTCTTTGCGCTTGCCGCACGTTCCTGAAACATCACATCTAACTCGGCTTGCGTGTAGGTCTTTTTGTCGTCTTTAACCGGCTTCTCTGGCGCTGCCTCTGTAGTCGTGGCGTCGGTCGTGGCTTCTTCGTCTGCATACCACATACGGCGCTTGGTAAGGTCAACACTCGCCTCTAAATAGGCGCGGCGAATAGAACGGACACGGGTTAGGGTGTTCATCAGGTGTAATCCTTCTCACTCAGCTTAACGGCGCTGATTTGCCTATGTTTGGAGTTCTATTTACAGCATATAACGGGTTTTGGCGTGTCGCGTGACGTGGCAACAAAAAAGCCTACTTTGGGTAGGCTCTGAGCGAGGAAATTGGTAGAAATTGGTTATTCTGACTGCGCAATACCCAACGCTTGCAACTTGCTCATGTCCTGAGTAGCCATAAAATCAGCGTCTTGTTTTGCGGTAGTCCACCACTGCCAAACCATAAATAACTCACCCGTTGGGCTGTAGTGAAATACATCATGTCCGGTAATGACTTGAGGCGCACGCTTGCGATAGTTAAACCAATCAGCAATAAAGCTGCACACATCCGACATTCTAGCCTGCCCGCTTTGTTCGCTCATTAGTCACCCCTCAAATCTGCTGTTTGACGTACCCTATTTTACCACAAAATAGGCTACCCCACCCAGAGGTTTGCGGCGTCAACTTTCGGCTTGCGAACCGGCTTCCAGAAGTGCGGGCAATTGGGATGCACGGGGGCAGGATGGTTATTAATGTACGCGAGGTCACTGATACCCGCTGCGAATAGCTTTACACACTTCTCGCAGGTCGGAGGCGGGCCGGTGAATACATAGCGGGTTTCGGCGGCGTAATTCATTTCACGAAAGCGCGAACGGGCATACTCGCGTGTTTTGGCTTCCGTGTTAAAGGCTATCGATACGCCTTTCCACCCGCTTCGATCCTCCGCCCACGCTCTCAGGCTCTGGACATAGAACTCTTTAGAGGCGTTGGGAAATTCATCAAAGAGTTTGTTGATACGCCGTTCTATATCGCGGTTGTAGGTTGCCGTGATACTAGCCGCATCATCGTCGGCCATTTGCCGCAAGTAGTCATAATCAACGCCGTTCGGCCCCTGAGCGCGGGCATTCACGCCCACATAATCAATCTCGTCTTGAATAGCCGACAACCAAACCCGTTTAGACTGCTCAAACAACTGCCCCGCCGTGAGCGATTGCTGATCGGTCGTCAGTAGGTAGGACGTAAGCAAGCCGCCCAACGTCAGCAAGCCTAGCAGTAGCAGGCGTCTATTCGCCTCGTCTATCTGCGCTTGCTGTCGTGCGGCTATCTCATCGAAGATGCGCTGTATTTCCTCCTGACGTGCTTTGGGCAGTGTCTTGAGGATCGTCTCTATTTTCTCCGTGTCGGGGTTAGAGGCCGCTTTCAGCATGGCTTTAATCTGCTTCTTTGCCGATGGGTCAATAGCCAGCATATCAATACGCTGTAGCGCTATTTCGAGGTCATTCGGTGCGAGGGCGGGAATGTGGGTAGGCACTTACGCCCCCGCTTTTTTATGATGTTCAATAATCGACTCTAGCCCGTAAAACCGCGTTGGATCGGCTAGTCGCCAGGTCGATATATAAAACAGGGTTAAATCGGTGTAGTGTTTAAGCCTAAACATCAGGGTATGATGAGCGCGAACCGTCTCCGGCATAGCGGTAAAACTCCGCAAAAACAAATTCTTATCTTCGATTACTAGCCAATCCCTACCGAATGCCTCAAATGTATCACCTAACTCACGAGGTTTAAACAGATAATCGCTGAAAAAGTATTCATCGAATGATACTTCTATGTCATCTGTTATCCGCTTTTCAAACTGTTCGCCGGTTGCGGGGTTGATGATAAAAGACTTGCCACCAAAACCCCTTTTAGCCTGTAATCCTTTGTACATACTTACGCCCCCGCTTTAGCTGGTAACGTCTTGGCTTGCTGCCCCCGCCCTAACTGCTGTTTGCCACCGTTAAACACCGAATCGGCTAGACCGCGCACCGCGTTCCGTGTCGCTTCCTCAGCCGCTTGTGTCACTTCGTCTATTACATCATCACTATAACCCAACTCTTTCAGCGCTACCTTTTGCAGCGCCGGATTCATTGAGTTTATGCTGCTAAGTGCGGTCAACTTCTCGCTCTGGCTAATACCCACCGCGATAACCGGACGGGCTTTAATACTAAACTCCATAGCGCCGGAGTCGTAGCTATCCAGGCTAAACCCTGCGAATCCCTCATAGCCATTATAGCCGCCGATGGTCAAGCACATCTGTAAGGCGCGAACCGTTCCCATGTCGTAGTTTGCGCGGGCCGTGCTAATCGATGCTATAGCGTCAGCATACGCCGCTTCGATACCCGGCTGGGTCAAGTCGCCACCGTTCGAGCGAATCTGCTGTAATGCCAATATCGGCAAATCGGCTTCAATCTCGCCTTTAAGCCCTATGCCTACACCTGTGACGCCTGCTACATCGATCTGTGTCGTAACCGGCTGTAAGTCGGTTTCCTTTGGAATGTAGAGGATGTTGAGGTTATCTTTCCCGCCCTCACTCGGTGAACTAAATTCGAGGTCACTGCTACCGTCGGCTTTCTTTTTCTTACTGATACCCATAGCCTTTAAGATAGGTATAACAATCTTACGAATCTGATCGTTAAGCAGTGAACTTACGTCGTTGAGTTCGTCGATCTTGCGAATAACTTTCCAATAGGCATTCGCGCCCCATTTAAGGCCGGTATTCTGATGCTGTACAGCCACGACCGGCACAAATCCGTATTCGTTAGTCCACTCACTCACCGGGTTTCCATTCGCATCCGTGTAGAACGCGAACGGCTTGCCATCCTTAAACGTCTGGAACTTCTCCTTAGTGATAATCTCGGTGTACGTGTACGACTGTTTGGCGCTGGTACTATCCACGCCGTTAAGCCCTACTGCCATGTTAGCAAGGTCTGGCTCCTCGTCACGCTGGTACTGGATCACGATCGACTTGGTGTTACAACGATTGTCTAACTCCATATCCCAGACTCTGCTAGGGTGTAACGGCTCCATATACACTTTTTTGTGTTCGCGGTCGTCTACCACCTTAATAAACGAATCGCCGTAGGTTGCGCCGTGTCGCACGAATAGCTCTTTAAGCGCGTTCCAGTTTGACCACTTGAACACCTGCCGAATGCTGTCCTTAATGGTTTCATCTTCGGTTACAATCGGAATCGCCCCGCCGGTTAGATGGTCCATATCGATATTACCGACATAGACGTAATAAGCGAATAGATCGACCACGCGAGGCGCGGCATTCATCACGGCGCGGATATTCGAGTAAAGCCGGTTCTGGAGCTTCCTAACCATGCTTTGACCGCTGCTATACATTTCGTTATCGGCGTAGGCTTCCCATATCTCATACCGTTGGAAGCGTGCCGATTTCGTTGCGTAGGCGGTATTCTCGCGCGGGATGAGTCCCTTAAAGGTGTTCCACCCAGCACTTACGCCCGCTTGTAGTCGTGTGAAGAAGTTCATATGTTACGCCCTAACCACATATCCATAAAGTTATTCGAGGCCGGTTCGATACTCATTGACGTGTCTACAGCCGCATGATAAACGGCTGCGATACGGGCTATAATCGTGTCATCATGCCCGCCGTCAGGGTGTGTGTAACCCCATAGCCCATTACTGCTCTGTTTCGTCTGCCACTGCTGCATCTCAGCGGTTGCGTAGGCTATTCCCATTGAATCACGCGGGTCTAATATCCTGTAATGGTCATCCTGTAAAGCCGTCTTAAACACGCTTACCATGTCGGCTTTTAGCTTCTGGGTCATGACGAAAGCGTAGACCTTAGCATCTAGCCCGCGCTCCTCGACTTCGGTATTAAGATCCTCAATGTTGCTCGAAGCGCTGTTTTGCTCCACTGCCAGCAAGGACACGCCCCAATGCTCACAGGCGTCTAATGCCTCACGGCGCATAACCGCATAATCCTGCCGACGCCAGCGGTTTATGTACACCTCGCAATAGTCGGTTACGTCCATGATCGAAAGCGTGGTGTAATCGTTAGCCTGCCCCCAATCCATAGCACCTACGTAGATATGGCCGGGAATAGGCTTAAAGTTAGTTTGCTCATACAGGTAACGCTTAACGTCACCGAAAACATTATCGCCACTGGTCAAGAATGCCGATTCGATGGATTCGGGATACTCTTGCGCGAATAACTCGCGCAGCTCCGTTTGCTTCTTACGTCTAAACTTGACCTGCTCAGGCGTTAAGCCGTGTTTATTAACGAGTGCTTGTTCTTCGTCGCTGTAGATTAGGTGTTCATGTTCACCGATCGGCAAAACACAATCTTCGTCTTTCCACCAGGGATAGAAATGCACAGTAAACTCACTGTCACCGCGTAACGCTGCCATCACCTCAAGGTAAAACCACCCCTGAGCGCCGTTAGGCGTTGACTCAAAAATAACGTGACCGTCAGGAGGGACGCCCTGCATCATACCGGCTACGATTTGCGCGGCATTACTCCAGAATGCCACCTCAGAGCCGTGAATGTGTGAGTACGTACCACCACGCCCAGCCGTGCGATTACCGGCTGTAGCGATATACACTTGCGACTTGGTGCGAGGATAATAGGCGCGGGTTGCGCTGTTACGGGCGCGTTCTGGTTTAATAGTGCTAGGGAGTTCGTCATAGAATAACTGCTGCATATCGCGCATCTTTTGTGTCGTGTCATCGTCGTGAGCAATAACGCCTATACGGGCGGTGGTGTTGACTGCCTCGCAAAATAGATACCCTTCGATTACTGTACTGATACCCACCTGCCGAGACTTTAGCACGAGGTCACGCCCTGTCAGATTGTCAACAAGGTCTTGTTGTGCGGCCTTAAGTTTTAGCGGCTCTATTCGGCGCTTTTTGCTCATGATGCGAAGATCGGAATAGGTAACTAGCCGATTCTTCTCCGCCTGCCGTTTCCTCAATTCGAGGATAGCCCTAGCCCTCTGCGATTGCTCGTAATTCATCATCACTCATAGTACTCATATCGTAGTTATAGTTGACCGTCTTTTCCTGATACCCGCGCTGCTTGCCGAGTGTCTTGAGCATGAATATCAATGCCGTAGTATCCCCGTTCATACAGCGATCATAGAGTTTTAACTCCACATGATCTAACATTTGTTCGCGGGAGTCTTGCACCGCCTCATTAATCTCTGGATACTTGCGCGAATACTCCATAAATGTTTTATAGGTGCATCCCACGCGATTAGCGGCTAACGTTTTCATGCCCTTGCAGGCCTTAATAGCGTCTACAAACTGTTGAGGCGTGTACTTCTCATGCGCCCCAGCCTTTTTAGGCGTTTTATTAATGTTAAGTTTAGCCGGTTGCTTCTTTGTCATTAGAACTTAATGCCTTGCTTATTCAGTAACCGCCGTGCGGCTTGTACTGACGGGTTGTCGGGATGTCCTTGCGCCTTGCTGATTAACTGCTCAATGCGAGTCGGCTCACGGATTGCGCCACTGGCAACCTTTTGATTGAACTCGGCTTCCAGAGCCTTACGCTTTGCGGCGTTCTCATCAATAACTTGTCGCTGTCGTGCAAGTATTCGCTTCTTTTGCCCGTCAGATGCACGAGGCAGGCGATTAGTGGCAACATCAGCGGCGAAACGATTCGCGCCACGTTCACCCGCGAATTGTTCAAAGGTTTGCACCCTTGCTCTACCCTTGCGCCCTGCCCCGCCCGCTGATTTGCTCATGTGTTAACCCTTCGTCGCCACGCCACTAGCACGACGAAATGCACGCGAGATGCGCATAGCACGAGCATTGTTATCGCGTGCCAACGCCTGAGACATACGCGCTTCTAGTTTCTTGAGAAACGCTTGTTTCTTTGCGGCTGTAGGACGTGGCGTAGATGCGCGTCTGCCTACAGTTGTAGTACCAGTCCCAACCCTGATAATCTGCTCAGGTCGTGCCGTTGCGAGTTGTCTGTTAATATCGGCAACCATGCCGTCACTGTTTGAGCCCCCGCCCCCACTACGCCCGCGCCGTCCTGCTCCGCCTGCCGACTTTGCCATGATTAGAATCCTATTTGTATAATTTTTGCTTGAGTGTTAGCGCGTTTGATGCGCTGTACTTCTCGGATAGTTGCTCTATTCGGAATGGCTTGAATGTTGCGCGGTTGGAATACCAATTCAAAGCCGCCTAATTGTCTAACAGGTGGAGCATCAGGGCTTGCCCGAAACGCTGCCCGCTGGCGTAGCACGTCCGCCGCGCTGCCTGGAGTCGGCCCCACTGCTACCCGCCCGCGACCTCTGCGACCGCCGCCGCCTGCTGATTTAGCCATAGTGTTTACCTACCTAAAAAGTCTATAGTTACAAAACCGTGCTTAGCGCGGCTTCTGTTCTCGCGT